GGCAGGCAGCGCTGGAACGTCTGCAATACCGCGCGCGGTTGCCGCGCCAGCGCCACGAACAAGCTCCCCAAGCCGTTCGCCCGGCGTGTCCACTTCGCCCCTGCCGATAATATTTTCATACAGCATATCGCCAAAGCCGCGCTCTGGTTCCGGCTGAGCCGGTTGTTGTTGGCCCTGCAAAGACAATGTTTCTTGACGCGCCACGCGATCAATCACGTCCTGACTTGTTCCTTCAGGAAACTCCAAAACCGTGCCATCGAAAAGTTCTATCTCAGTCATTTATTCGGTTCCCTTCAGCGTCATAGCGGATGCGATTGCCGTTTTTTGGATTTGCGCTTTGAACCGTTCTGTCAAAACCAAACTCAACAGCGTTTGGATAAGCGGACGCTTTTTGCATAATGCCGACATATATATCTTCAAGGCGCTGTAGATTGCGTTCAAACTGGGTTTGCGATTGTGCTTGATCCAGGCTGCCAAGAACAGATTGCAGGGTTGACAGCTCTCTTTCGCTGACAGCACCAAGCGCACCGCCAGTAGGTGACGCCTCGCGCATTTGCTGGAGCCTGTCAAAGCCGATATTCCCTGCAATTGTTTGCACTAGCGCACTTGCGTCATATGCTTTGGTTCCGGGAACGTTTCGGATCAACCCACCAATCGCGCCAGTTATCGGCAACCCACTTGACTGCAACATTCCTTGCAAACGGTCAATATCTTCAAGGACCACACCAGCCGCGCGCGATGCCTGCTCCTCACGCTTTGCGGCGCTTTCCTCTTGAGATACTTGCTCCGCTTCTGCTGGCCCACCTGCAATGGGGCGCAGGCTTCGAGCACCAGTTTCGGGGTCTGTAAACAACTCATAACCCTGCGGGATTGTCCCGACTTCTGAGCCAACATTTACAGTTGTTCCACCGCCACCGAACACGCGCTCCATCGCGGCCTGCGGGTCAACGCCTTGCTGCAACAGATATTGATAATCGCGCTGCTTTGATGTCGCTTCGGCACCACGCGCCATCGTCAGGGCATCACGCGCGCCTAGTGCGCCAGACCGCACGCCGCCTGCCAAATCAGTCATGCCTTGGCTTTCCAGCCAATCCGCTGTGCGGTTGCGCTGCTGCTCTATCTGGCCCATCTCACGACGCTGCTGGATGCGCTGCTGCGCGCCCTTAATAAGCGCTTGGTTCGGGTCAATGGTCATGCCCTGCAAACCCATTGCCAGCGTGTCGAACATGTTGGCAACGCCAGGGCGCTGAAAGAACGGCTTGCGTTCTTCTTCCTGAGCAGGCATCTGCCCTTGCGTTGAAATTGTCGGATTGCCTAGAAGGCCTTGGGGTTGACGTTGCATGGTGCCTCCTGATCCGCTTTTGCCCCACGCTTCCCAAGCGCCTGGCCCTTGCGTTTGGTAAATCCATTGACCGACCTGATCTTGCAGTTCAGGCGTCATTTTTTCATTGCCAGTCAGGCCCAAGCCTTCTTTCGCAGAGCGCAGAGTGGTGCCGACAACCTGATACGCCCCCATAGGAGTGGCCACTCGGCCCACTTGCCCTTTAACCCACTGCCCATAAGGGCCGGACGGAGAAGCGAAGTTTAGCGCCTGATCAACCGTCATATCTGTGAGATTGACGCCCGCAAACCGCCCGTTGGGTCGGTTTGAATACCCAAACAAAGCGTTGTAGTCCCCGCCGCTTTCGCCGGGGAATACGTTTGCTTTTAGTTGGTTTGCATCCATCAACCAGCCCCCGGAAAGCTGCCCGGAATTGAAGCGGCGAGCGACAGATAGTCAAACAAACCGGGGTTCTTGGTAGCCGTTCCCGTGGTCGTTCCCTGCCCCATGTTGCCCGCGCTCACCGCGCTCAGGGGAAGCTGCAGCGAGGCGTTGGGCGCGCCTGTAAACCCTGCATATTGCTGACGGGCCGCATCAATAAGCTGCTGGTTCAGCGCCTGCATCGCCAAGCCCTGCTGCTGCTGCTGCTGGTTGATCGTGTTGGCTTGCGTAAAGCCAAGGTTGGCAATGTCGGCAAGTTGGCCAGATGCCTGCAAGCCAATGCCTTGCTGCTGCTGCGCCGCACCCAAAGCCGTGTTGAAGCCCTGTTGCCGCTGCTGCGCAAACGTATCAGCCGCCTGCCGTGCAAAGCCCTCGTTTGTCAGGCTTTCAGCTACGCCCTGACGCGACCCGCCAAAAGCATCAGCCTGCGATGCCTGCGCGCCAAGCGTATTTGTCGCCATCTGCCGTTGGCGCTCAATATCCTGCTGCGTTCGATTAATAACCTGCTGCGTGTATGGGTTTTCAAATGCCTGAATGTTTGGCCCCGCGCCTGACGCAATGGTGCCTTGTCCTGCCATCTGAACGCCCTGCGCGGCCTGTTGAAACGCGTTAGGCTGTGCAGATTGTGTTTGTGCGGGGTTTCCTGCGCCTGCCATGATTATCGCCCATACTTGTCAAATTGTTGCCTGTATTCCGGGGAATACCGGTCATATCTCGTTCGCCAATTAAACGACGAGTCGCGATTGGTAGTCTGAACCGGCTCTTGCGCAGGTGCACCATAGGGCGCTTGGGGCGCTTCGCCCGTCACCGGATCGCGGAACGGCGAACGCAAGGCATCATACTGCGCGGGCATCTGGGCCTGCAATTCAGCCAAAGCCTGCTCGTAAATTGGAAAGCTGGAATAGCCTTGAACGCCACCCGCAAACGTCTGCTGCTGTGGCATATTGCTCATTGGGTCTGCGCCGTCTAGACCGTAGGCCTGCGCCGCGTTGCTGGTGTTTCGCATCGCCGCCTGCTGCATATCTGTTGGCGCAGCCACAGTCGGCCCCATATACGGGGTGAAGCCAATCGTGGCCAAATCCTCGGCCTTAGCAATATTCCGCTTGAGCGGCTCCTCAAGATAGTCGGGAATTTCGACCTTGGTTGTCTGTGTTGTGCTTCCGCCCTTGCCGCCACCTGACATGGCAAATCTCCTAAGTCTGTTGCGCCAAAGTAGCATAGTTGCCCATTTGCAACAAGGCCACTTAGATGCTCGTCTCCAAAACGTAAAACGCAGTTTTCCAACCGCGCCTTCCAAACACACGCTGCCACCCCTTACGCCCCGCAAGCGTAAATGCCGTGCAGCCGTGCTGCCGCCCCCACTCCGCTGCGCTCGGCACCATTTCCAAGATGCGCTTCATGTTCCCCGCAGCCAGAAACCCGTTTAAGACCTTCTTGCGCGGGTAGACGATGATCTCTGTAACCGCAATGCTGTCGCCATTCACCCACGCCTGCATCCGCCCCTCCACGACGCCATCAACCACATCCTCGAACAGGTGGGTGCCGCCGCTATACGCCAAAGCGCTTTCGATCTGGGGCCGGTAGTCCTCAAGGTCAATCATGCCCTGATCCGCGTCACAGCAAGTGTCGTAGACGGCGCGGACGGTGAAAACGCAGTAGCAGGCTGTGCGTGCAAATATCCTTCAATGCTGTCAACAGCCCAGCGCACCTCCAAATAGTCCCCCGCGCTAACCTGAAACAGCGCAGATCGGCTGACAACGGTGCTGGCGTCATTCTGGTGCAGTTTTGCAACAATGGTCGATCCCGGCGATGTCGCCCCATTAATCGCAGGCCAAAATCGAAAGCTGACCGTGCTGCCGGACGTTGACGAAATCTGAGCCGTGAACGACAGCAAGAAAATGCCGCCCTCCTCAAACACAATCCGCTCAGGGGTTGTGCCATCTAGGGACACACCGTCAGCAAAGCTAGGCGCGTCATATGTAACGCTGTAAGCTGTATTAGCCGCCGCTGCTGTTACGTCACTGCCCACACTGAATTGCGCGTATCCGTTTGCCACGACGACCTGCCGAAACTCGCCATTGATGGAAACAACCGGATATCCGTTTTCCGCATCCCAAAGAAAAACCCCATCCTCTGACGGGTTATCGCCTGCCTTCTTATACCGTATCCGGTCCATATACCTGCGCAGGTATGCGGTCAGGCTTTTCCCCCAGACGCGCAAATCAGGGCCAACAGGGGGAAGAACTGGTGCGCTCATCGGCCACCCCGCGCCGTTGCCTCGATCCGCATTGTGCCCGCACGCCACTTGGCAAGTTCATTGCCCTCAATCCGCATGCGCACCTGACGCCCAGCAAAGCGCACGCTCGTCGGGTTTGCCATGCTATACGGCCCGTAGCTGCGCTCTGTGTCAGTCGGGTGGAAGCGTGTCTTAAATGTCGCACTTACATCCCCCAGCGATACCTCGTCAGGAATAAGCTGCTTTACAGACATGATCTGGTCGCCGTTGCCAATGTTAATCGGCCCGCTTTCCGCGTAAATTGACGCACCGTCATAATTGAGGCCGACTTCATGCTCAATCAAATTGCCGCTTCTGTCCCCCATGAACGGATATTTGAAAACGCCACGATCCGCGCCGCATGTCCGATCAAGGTGCCCAGTCATCCAATGCCCTTGTTTGAAATCAAGCGCGACATAGCGGTCAATTTCGTTTGAGGCTTCTGAAGGATAAAACCACCACACCTCGCCCTTTTGGCCAAGAGGCATCGCCCAGGCCTTACTGATTTGCGCGGGGTTGTAGTCAGTGAAAACATAATCGTGCACATCGCAGGGCAATTCTTGAACGGTGGTGCCGTTATACAAGAAAAATCCGTTTGGCCCCATCCAGAACACGCCATTATCAGTAGTGGCAAACGCACGCCGCGCAATCAAGCCGCAAGACGTGCCGACGCGCTCAAAGCCATAGACAAACGGCGGGCCGATATAGTTAGCGCTGTGCGCGTCCACGTCGGTTAGGATCAGCGCCTGACCACGCGTGCGAACGCCAGACATTATTTGCCCAGACGTTTGCAATTCAATGTCGCCCGCCTCGTTGGTCGCCTCCGGCGTCCAGAGCGTATTGTTTTCGCGGTCGCACCACTGAACCTTGCGCGGATTGCCGCCAGCACCAAGCGCAAACAAAAAACGCTCCTCAGTGACAACAAGGCTAAGGTTGTTCGTGGGCGCATTGGCGATGGCCTGCGTCGGTGTTGCGGTATCTAGCTGCCACTCCCAAAGCGTGCCATCGTCAACGCTGCACCCAACAAGATATTCGCCCCAGTTATCAAGCGCCCAAGTCGTGGCCTCGGA